GCCCCGGTGCGCGTTACGCGGCGGATTCGCTGGTGTTCGGGCAAAACATCAAGGCGATCAGCTGGAACTTCGATTCATCGGCGCGCTACGCAAAGGTCGTAGTGCTCGGTCAACACCACGGCACGTCGACTGGTGTTCGCGGCGAGTCACGCGACCTCAGCCTAGCGCGCCAAGATCGCGTCAAGGTTATCCCCGCTGATAGCGCATCAACCAAAGCTGACGTCCAAAAGATAGCCGAGTGGGAGCAGTCTATTGCGGCAGGACGAGGCACACAGGTGGATGTTACGGTGCAGGGTTGGGAGATGTCGAACGGCGAGGACTGGCCGCTTGGCGCCCAGGTTAACGTGCGCGCTGAACCGGCCGGCATTGATGGGTCGCTGATCATTCAGCAGATAGCCAACAGCATCTCCGACGAAGAGGGTAGCGCGACGACCATCACGCTCACACACCCCAGCGCGTACATCGCGCCGCCCGATAGGAAGGATGCGTGGAAGGAATGAAACACATCTGGGAAGGTCTAAAAAAGCGCATCATTGCCCTGATCGCGCGCTCTGTCGTGGAGCAAGTCAGCGACTCAACAGCTATGCAGGAGCTGCGGGTCGAAATCATGAAGGGCGAACTGCGCGAGAAGATCGAGCGCTTCCAGCAGTACGGGCTGACGTCGGTCCCGTTGCCAGGTGCTGAGGCGCTCATTGCCGCGTTGGGTGGCAATCGTGACCACTGCATCGCGTTCGCGGTCGATGACCGGCGATACCGCCTAACAGGACTCCAAGGTGGCGAGGTCGCGATCTACACGGATGAAGGCGACAAGATCCACCTGAAGCGAAACGGCATCATCGTGGTGAAGGCTGCCAATAGCCTGCTACTGGGCAGCGACTCAGCGTCAGATCCGGTGGTTCGTAAGAGTGACCTGGATGCACTCGTGACGAAGTACAACTCGCACACCCATACCGTCACGACTACGGGCACGGCTGCTACGCAATCAGGCACAACCGCTGCCCCTGTCGCCACTCATACCGGGACCGCGTCAACGAAAGTGAAGGCAGACTGATGGCTGATTTCTCACTCGTGAAGGCCAACGATGGCGGGTTCGACATTGCGATCATCGGCGACGACATCGCGGTGGACGGTGGACTTGAGACGGCCGTTTTGCTCTCGCTATTTTCGGACGCTCTGGTTTCGACCGATGAGCTCGCAGCGGTCGACGACGAGACGGATAGGCGCGGATGGTGGGGCGATGACCTGGCCGACGACAGCAACCAGCGGACAGGGTCGAAGCTGTGGCTCTACGACCGCGAGTCATTCGCGAGCATCAAGGTCGACCGCATCAAAGAGGCTGCGACGGAGGCTCTCCAATGGCTGATTGACGACGGCGTTGCCAAGGCCGTGACCGTGACCGCGTCCACCGTGAAACCCAAGACGGTGAGCTTGACAGTTGTGATTGAGAGGTTTCTGGGTGATCCGGTGACGTATCGCTACAGCAGCGTTTGGCCTGAGGAGTCCGCTCAGTATTCCGGGACGGTCGAGCTGTCCACGGAGGACGGGCTCACCATCACGACCGAGGGTGGTCACAGGATCATCCTATGAGCTGGAGCCGAGAAACCCTGCAAGAGATCCGCGACAGGATCGAAGCCGACATGGTGACCGACCTAGGGCTCACGGGTCCAGTATTGCGCCATGCAGCGCTGCGCATTTTTTCCCGTGGCCTGGCTGGCCTCTCGCATATGATGCTCGGGCGCATCTCGTTTCTGCTTGACCAGATTTTCCCAGACCGTTCTGAGGTCGAGTTCCTGAGACGCCAGGCGACGATCAAGGGCATCAACGAAAACGCCGCAACGTTCTCGACGGGAAACATCCTACTGACCGGCACGGACGGCGCAAGCGTTGTCACGGGGCGCGAGCTGTATCGGCCGGATGGCGCAGGCTACACGACACAGTCCGACGTCACCATTTCTGGCGGCTCGGTCCTGGTTACAGTCAAGGCCCTGATTGCAGGAAAGGCCGGCGACTGCGACACTGGGACACAGCTGTCGTTTGCGTCCCCTGCCCCTGGCGTGGATTCGACGGCCCTGGTGCAGTCACCTGGGCTCAGCGGAGGAGCGGACGCTGAGGAGGTGGAGGCATTCCGCGCGCGCCTCCTGGCAGCGCTACGAGAGGAGCCGCGCGGCGGCACCGAATATGACTACGTGCGGTGGATGCTCGAGGTTCCCGGCGTCACGCGCGCATGGTCTTACCCGCTGGAAAACGGCCTAGGTACAGTCGTGTGCAGGTTCGTTCGCGACGCTGACGTGGACCTGATTCCTGACGCAGGTGAAGTCACGACCGTCAACGACTACCTACTCACCAAGCGCCCTGCAACTGCTCAGCTCACGACTGAGGCGCCAACAAAGCTGCTCCAGGCGTTCACGCTTTCGGTCACCCCAGACACGTCGACCAAGCGGGCGGCGATTGAGCTGGAGATTGACGATCTATTTTTCCGCAAGGCCAAGCCTGGCGACGGAGACGGAGGTGGAACCGTGCTTCTCGCAGATATCCTCACCGCGATTGGCATCGGCGCCGGCGGTTCTGACTGGTCGCTCACCACTCCATCTGCGGACGTTGTCCCGGACCTCGGTGAACTCGCCATGAGAGGCACAATGACATGGGTATAACGGCCGAACATTTCCGCGAAACATTCATGGCTCTACTGCCAAAGGGGAAGCTCTGGGATGGGATTGGCGAGAAGTTTCGCGCGCTCGCACTGGTGTTTGGGCGTGAGTTTCAGCGCGTAAATGACCGGGCAAATGATGCGATGCTGGAAACGGACCCGCGCACCGCCGATGAAACACTGGACGAATGGGAGACCATCTATGAACTGGACGGGACCGGCACCATCGAGGAGCGTCAGGCAAAGCTGGTGAGTCGCGCCTACGTGGTGCGCAGCGCAAGGCCGGTGGATTTTCAGGAGAAGCTGGCGCCAGTGCTCGACCTGGACCCGGCAGATGTCGAGGTCATTGAGACGACCGTCGCGCAAGCGGCGATCATGGATGACCCGAGTCAGGCCTACAACTTTCACATTTTCCGCGACCCCGATTTGCCAGGGACGCCTGACCTCTACGCCGCACAGATTGAGGCGGACAAGATGAAACATGCTCACACACGCGTTCGCGTTTTTGCGAAGAAGAGTTTTTACTGCGACGACCCTGATAGCCTTTGCGACAGGGACCTGCTCGGGAGTTGACGAAATGGGATTACCTTACAGCCGAGATCGAACATATGTGCCCTGGCCCGATGCCGCATCTGAGGTGAGTTCAGAAAACCTGAACAACCTCCAGGACGAAATCATCTACGGGCGCGCAGCGGTGCGACGCGTGAACCAAGCAAGCCCAACGATTGCTGTCGGCGAATCGGTTGACTTGAGCGCCGGCTTTCTCTTCGACGTGGGCGGCTTCACGGACCGCGAGGCCACAATTCAGGGCGGCACATCGATGCCACGCGGTGGCTTGTATAGGGTGCAATTCCAGATCTACGGCACCACTTCGGGGCCTGGAACGGAAGCAAAGGTAGAGCTGCGCCAGATGACAATGCCAGGCGGGGGAGTGATCACATTAGGTGACGACTTCTTCTCCGCGGCTCACGACAACAAGCTGTCTATCGCTGGCGTCGGCTACGTGGAAATCCCCGAAGGCGAACATTTAAATCGAATCATCTACATCGCGAACACATCCAGCTCAGGAGGAGCTGGCGACTGGGCCACCCAGGGCGGCTTCATCGCGTTCGAGCAGATTGCAGGAGTCGGGGCCCCGTAAAAAGTGCCTTGACACCGCGCGCTCGGCCCATTCGTTGTAGCATGCGTGGGCACGATCAAAGGCGGCGACCTCCCTGCAATCCCAGCTATTCTGCCGGGCACTGAGCTGTTCTGTGTCCTCAATGGAGACACCTATCGGGTCACGATTGAGGAGCTGATCGCCGCGGCGGGTTCTGCGGCGCTCGTCACCTACGACGGCGAGGATAGCGGCCTTGATGCCGACAACGTCCAGGGGGCGATTGATGAGCTAGCGGATGAGTGCGTCAAGACCATCACTGTCTCGGTAGACGCAAACCACACTATCACAACCGACGACTACGCCGGAGCAAACCCGGCGACGACGCGGCTTGTGGTTCTTGCGACGGCAGCGCTTACGATCACTTTTCCAGCTGATCCCGTGGCGGGGCAGGTCGTCGAAGTGATCAAGTCAGATTCTGGGGGATACCTAGTCACCATAGAAACGAACGGTGATCGCGTCCAAATCTGGCAATCAGGCGGAACATCCAACACTTCGTTCACGCTCAACTCAGGCTCATCGGCTGCGTCCTCAACCATCTTCGGCGCAGCTTGGCGTTACACCGGAGAGCGCTGGTTAGCTCTTTCAAATCCACGTCAACAGGCGTCGATCCAGCCGGACAGTTTGCAGGTCAGCGCCAGAGGCGTCGTGTGCTGCACCGGTATTAATGGAGTCGGAGAGGTGTTGGTTATTGGGGAAGGTGAAATCCTCCGCAGGCTTGCCGGAGGGGGTTTGTCGTCCGGGAAAGTCACCGGCCCCCTGTGCGACTTCTCCGGCCTATCCACCTACGCCGATGACACCGCCGCTGGAGTCGGCGGGTTGACGGCAGGTCAGCTCTACAAGACCGCGGCGGGCGCGTTGATGGTGAAATTATGAGCGAGACAACAGCAGTTGTAAACGCACACGTGTCCCCTGTCGTCTGGGTCGATCTCGGTCCAAACAGCGCGCCACAGAACCAGTCGCCAGAGCAGCTAGTGAGCCTCCAAGCGAACTTTCGCGTGGCGTTCTACTTGGCATTTCCGCAGCAGAGCGAGGGCAAATAATGGCATTTCTGACACCGCGCCAGATCGCCAGCGAGCTTATTCGCCCCACGAAGCGGTGGCATTGGGTCACTGTCGGTGACTCGCTGTTTACAGCCAAGCAGCCATTTGTGCTGAGCAAAATGCCGCGCACGCGGTGGACGGGCACGCTGCAGGGCGTCAACGCTGCGCAAGTAGCAAATGGTGGACACGTAGCATCAGCTGGCAACGCGGAGGCAAATTTACCTGCAACCTCGCCGTATCTTGGGGGGTATCAGACGTGGTTCTTTCCCAGCGGAGGGGTTGAAGCGCGATTCACTGGCATGCCTGAAATGTCATCTGCCGTGCAAGCCCGCATCATGTGGCCGGGCAATTTCACGAAAGCCGCGTACCCCAATCTATGGTCAGCATTTGAAGAGGGCGGCACTGTCGATATAACACATGTCTACTATCGTCACGCTGGAGGAATGAGCACTATCCCCGGTGTCAGGATTTCCGTCCGGACCGGGTCGAGCACAACCTACACAGATCCAAACAACTATCAGGGGCCATTTGTCTATGATGTCACCGGGTCTGGGTACGGGGTCACATCGCTCACACTGCCAGCTAACTACCCGTGGGGCGTAGACACGACAACGCCGGAGCTGGTCGGCAAGTCCGGAGCCACCGAAGCCCTCAAGACTGTAGCGCTCACGGCGCCTGTGATCGCTAAAACTGGGCCTGGTATCGTGTATTACCCAGTCGCGCAGGGGGGCTGGAGCGTCGACGGATGGCTCAATGAGAGCAGTGTTCCTTCGACGCTATTTAGCAGCTTTTTGCCGGCATTTGTCGAAAACCCGATCTTCCACCTTGATCTAGGAACTAACAACCCGGCAGCGAACACCGTCGGGCAACACGTCACGAAGATGACCGCGATGATCGCGAAAATGCGCGCGGCCTACCCTGAGGCGCCGGTCATCTACAGCACGGGGTACGCGAATATCACCAGCGGCACAAACCCGTAT